GATGATGAAATGGAATACATGAAGTCCGCTCCTGAGTCAGTAGTCAAAATGATTGAAGATTTCAAAAAGCAAGCAGAAACCGCAACTGAAGAACTCCGCAAGGAGCGCGAAGCCAAGGCAGACGCAGACGCTATTGAAAAGGCTAAGGGTTATACAAATCTAAACCTAGAAGCAGAAAAAATCGGACCAGCGCTTCGCCGTTTGTCTGCCGTTGATTCAGACCTAGCAAAATCAGTTGAGGACATCCTCACCGCTGTAAATGCTCAGGCAGAATCCGCAAATATCTTTGCTGAGATCGGGAAATCAGCAGACTTCACTTCAGGCGATGCCTATGGTCGTATGACCGCTTTGGCTAAGTCGGCAGTTGAGGATGGAAGTGCTAATACTTTCGAACAAGCGTTCGCAAATGTGGCATCACAAAATCCTGAACTTTATGTCCAATACCGTAACGAGAAGGGTGCTAAATAAAAATGGCATACGAAATCAGTAATTACTCGGTAAAGGTCACACTTGTTGCAGGTGCCGATCTTTCCGCAAAGCAATACACATTCGTCAAGTTGGATTCATCAGGACAGGCAGTAGCAGCAGCCGCCGCAACTGACATTCCTGTAGGAGTCCTACAGAACGCTCCAACTTCAGGACAGGAAGCAGAAGTGCTTGTTGTCGGAGGTACAAAGATTGTTGCTGGTGCGGCAATCGCAGAAGGCGCACAAGTTGGTACATCTTCAGCAGGTAAAGCAGTTGCTTTAGTTGCTGGTACAGATACAACCAAGTATGTCGTCGGAACACTAATTACCGAATCTGCGGCAGATGCAAACATCGTTACCGCCGTAATCAACTGTGCGAACCCGCACCGTGCGGCTTAAGGGGGATAACTAAAAATGCCACAGCCAAATATCAACTCCGTCCATGTGGACGCAATTCTTACAAACATCTCGGTTGCTTATTTACAGAACCAAGATAACTTTATCGCTGACAAGGTATTCCCAGTAATCCCTGTTGATAAGAAGAGCGATAAATACTTCCTATACACCAAGAACGATTGGTTCCGCGATGAGGCTCAACGCCGTGCGCCTGGAACTGAATCTGCTGGTGGCGGTTACAATCTATCAACAGCAACATACTCAACAGATGTGTTTGCGTTCCACAAGGATGTTGATGACCAAACTGTTGCTAACGCAGACGCTCCTCTAAACCCTCTTCGTGAGGCAACAGAGTTCGTTACTCGCCGTCTACTACTTCGTCGTGAACTTCAGTTCGTAACTGATTTCTTCACAACAGGTGTATGGGCTGACGATGTAACAGGTGTTGCAGGTACTCCAACTTCAGGACAGACAAAGCAATGGAGTGATTACACTTCATCTGACCCAATCAATGATATTGAAGCGGCGAAGAGCGAGATTCTTGGAAACACAGGAATGGAAGCCAATACACTTGTACTTGGCTACGAAACATTCCGCCAGTTAAAGAATCACCCTGACTTGGTAGACCGTATCAAGTACACATCTTCACAGACAATTACAACCGATATGTTAGCGGCAATGTTTGACATTCCTCGCGTAATGGTTGCTAAGGCAGTCAAGGCTACAAACAACGAAGGTGCAACAGAGGCATACGGCTTTGCTTATGGCAAGGGCGCTCTACTAACCCATGTTGCGCCACAGCCAGGACTACTTACACCTTCTGCTGGATACCAGTTCTCATGGACAGGTGTTTCAGGCGGACTAGGTGCAACTATCGGAACTTCACAGTTCCGTATGGAATCCATCAAGTCAGACAGAGTTGAAGCAGAAATGGCTTTTGATAACAAAGTTATTGCTTCTGACCTTGGCTACTTTTGGAATACAATCGTCGCTTAATTAAGTTAAAAGAGAGGGGGAGTCTTAATTGGCTCTCCCTTTCTTTCTTAATAAATCCAATTTTAGAAAAGGAAAATAAATGCCTCAAGTAAATCGCATCTCTCGCGGTGAAGTAGCAGTAGGTGGAATCGTCGGTTCAACAGGCGATGTAACTTACGGCTTAGACTTTGGTACTGCCTCAGTAGACCCTGCTTCAATCGCGGCAACAACTCGCGGTTCAGTTACTTTCACCCTTACAGGTGCTAAGACAACTGACATCATTATTGTTAATCCACCATCAGACCTAAACGATGATTTGATTTATTGCGGAGCGGCTGTTTCAGCGGCAGACACAGTTTCAATTTATCTTTACAATCCAACTGGTTCAGCAATCAATGACACAGCCCGTACATTTTCTTATGTATGGATTGACATGACTGCGTAATATGAAAGCCACAGTTTTGAAGGCAATGATTTGTGATGGTAAGACTCTTAAGCCTGGAGACATCGCTGATGTTTCGGGTTGGCGTCATACCAATAACCTTGTCTCAAATCGCTACATCAAATTGATTGAAGATGTAGTTTTGGAAGAAAAAAAACAGGCTGAAAAGCCAAAGAGAACAAAAGAAGTCGCTAAATAGCACGAAGGGCGATTCGCTAAAATGGGTCGCCCTTTTCTTTCTTAGGAGTTTATATGGCAATATCACATGGCATTGTTAGTGTTACGACAGCCGCAACTCTTTTATCAAGCGCAAACGCAGGGCGTGACGGACAAACAGTTCTAGTTCAAAACCCTGCTGGTGGTGCAGATGTTAAACTTGGAGGAGAAGGTGTTACAACCGCCTCTTACGGATATATTGTTGTGGGCGGAAGCGCCTTTGCTATTGATTTACAGGCTGGAGAAGGCTTGTACGGCGTAGTTGCGTCAAGCACACAGTCAGTAAGCGTTATTCGACAAGGAGTTTAGTCATGGGTATCTCGATAATTCAAAATCCTGTACCCGTTGCACTCGTTGATGCAAAGGGCGATATTTTTGTAGCGACTGCGGACAATACCGTAGGTCGTCTTGCGATAGGTGCGAACAACACGCTCCTCACGGCTGACTCTGCTCAAGCAGGGGGAGTCAAATGGCAAGCGATTGATACCTCGTCACAAGAAATAGCCTCATTATTTTTATTTAGTTAGGAGTTGAGATGGCGTTACCAGTATCTCTTTCTACCTGCACGGTTGAAGGCACTTATGTAGATTTAATTGGCAATCCTGTAAGCGGGTCAGTTACCTTTACTCCGCAAACTATTCTTAAAGAAACAACTTTGAATGTCATTTTGATGCCCACAGCAATTGTAAAAACTCTTGATGCCTCGGGTTCTCTGAGTTTAACTTTGCCTTGCACAAGTGATACAGATGTAACACCTCAGCCTTTTATTTACACCGTGGTTGAAAACTTTACTGGTGGTAGAACTACTCAGATTGCCTTGCCTCTATCGGTTGCAAACACCACTCAAAACCTTGCTGACTTGCTCCCTGCCGTTACAACAGCAGAATCCCTATCTTATATCACCTTAGACCAATATCAAGCGCTCCTAGTGCGATATGCGGCAGATGAGTTGGTGCGTCTAATTGTGGTCAATGGCGAAGATTATGTTGAGAACTCAGCCACCTATGCAACCGCAACAGCAACAGCGGCAACTGAACTTGTAAATTTCACCGCTAAACAGATGATGTTGATGGGGGTGTAAAGTGGCAGAACCGTATGTACCAATTGCCGACCATACAACTTACGCCGCTCTAGCGACCAGTATTGAAATAACAACTAACGCCGCAAGTTCAAATGCTACGGCTTTAGCCGCGGCGGAAACTTCTGCCTTAGCCTCACAAACTACGGCTCAGAATCTTGTAGCCCAAAAGTTTGATTTATTCTTTTTAGTTGGTGGCTAATGGCTTTGCCAACAAATTTAAGCACAATAACAATAACTGGCGCTTATGTTGATTATTCGGGAACGGCTATATCAGGTCAGATTGTTTTTACTCTTGGTGATGTTTTGCGCTCGCCACTTGACAATGTAATGGTTGCTCCGTCTACTGTTGTAGTTCCCTTGGTTGCGGGTGCTTTCTCAGTTACTCTCCCAGCCACTAACGACCCCGATATAATTCCAAACCCCTATACATATACTGTTGTTGAATCATTTACTGGTGGGCGAACTTACACAATCAGTATCCCCTATAACACCGTAGGCTCTTTAGATTTGGCAGATATAAGTCCTTTGCCAACGATTGCCACTACTTATGTTCAGT